CAATCGCTGATCGGGTGAAATGACTCCAAAGTGAGATCTGATTATTTCAGTATACCTTGTACCTCCTCTAGCATCTCTTTCTTGCAATTTTTGAATCTGGAACGCTTGCCGTAGCTGATTTATTGTTGCAGCTGTGGCATTAGTGAGATCCGCTTGCAAACCAGTTAGTGACGAGTCAGTTACTTTGCCAAATCTGGCAATTCCATTTGGCATATTTAAAGATGCTCCATAGATATTTCCGTCTACTGAATTGATTTCAATTCGAGCATCTTTTGATATTGAATCATTAATGTAAATCGGACTTCCATCACCCATTACTGGGGCAGTATTTCCTAATGGAATACTGACAGAATCACCTTTCTGTGGCCATGGCAGACATGAAGTGAAATAATCGTGTCTTTTACCACGTCGTTGAGGCAAATGGATACCTAATGCGCCGATATTATCCGGACCATCATCAGTTGGTACTGTTAATGAGTTTTGCAGGTTTTCATCTCTAAACCATTCATTCCAGATTAAAGCATATGCGCGATGAAATAATGACGTAACATTATTCAAAGGAACACCAGTGGGCAAACCAAAATAATCACCCAGAGTTGACTCTGCAATCAAGCCACCATCAGTAATTTTTGGAATGAGAAAATCAATGGAATCGCCGGGATTTATCTGTTCACCGTTGAATTTTTGCCAATTATCCCAGACAAGGCGAATTGGAACAGCAAAGAAGAACGTTTCAAGCCTGATGTTATCCATCAAGGGAAAAATAGGAGTGGCCATCCGTGCAAAACCAGTCATCTTCATATTGAAGGTATCGCCAGGCAAAGCCTCATCGACATAGATAGGTATAAGTTTGCCTGCGTCGAACGTGGTTTTTATTCCATGGGAACGATCAAATGATGAACGTGGGATTTTAGCATCAGGAACTGAACGGAATTGGTTGACCATAACGCTTCTCATTTTTCATTCTCCAGTTGATCAAGGTCTTCCTGATCTGGAGCGAAAATATCAATATTTTCTACTTCCAGGTCTTTAACAGCAGAGGCTTTAGCAATCAGCTCGTTTGATTCTTCGATGAGTCCCTTTACTTGATCGAATTCTGCAATTCTTTCGAGCTGATAATCGTTAGGATGGTTATAAAATGCTGATTCGGGATTATTAACAGCGTCTTTAAAAGCACGTAGCGCTAGCCCGTCATTGTCCATTTGGAAGACTGGCAGGTAAGCACCAGCGACAATATCATAAACTGAATATATTTTCATTCTTCAAGACCTCGTTTCAATTGTTTAAATTGAGCCAATTTGACTTCTTCGCGGACTTTCAACCGCTCCGGTGTTAAATCTTTCCAATGCTTTCGCATATTTTCCTTTCTTAATTCTTTTATTCTCAGCAATGCTTCTTCATCTTCGAGCTGATATAGCTTGTCATAATATCTGGGAGGCGGAATTTCTTTGCCGCGATATATAACAGTGTCATCAGGATACACATCATGCTTCCATTTCCTGAACCATTCGGCGGCGATGCCTGGTCTCCTGGACATTGTGATATATTCAGGCTGGAGTTCATAAATTTCCCCAGTATAAGGATCAATCTTTTCATAGTGTTTTAATCCAGTTTTATCGTCTATTTTATCTTGACCTTTACCTGTTATCTTTTTTGTTATGTACCTTGCTACATATGCAGCAGATTCAAAAGTAACATCGCCAATTGTTGAAAATCCATATGGCCATAATTGCGCTAATTGCTCCGATATGTACAAGTTAACACCATTGCTTTCCTTGTACAGTATTTTGTCGTCAAAATCATGACCAAATATACACGCGTGGTAATGGGGTCGCATCAATTGATCACCATATTCACCACAATGGAAAAATCTGATCTTTCTTGGTTCTATTTTCTTTCTGTACCTCTTCATGAATTTTTGGAAATGCTCTTTATTCAGAGAGCCATCGGAAGGCAAGCTAAACTCATCATAAGTAAGAGTGATAAAGCAAGAGTAATCATGCAAAGTATTTTCATGTAAACACCTTATAGCCCAGTCTCTGGAACGATCCAATCTACAGCCAATACACTGACCACACTTCAATTTGAGCTTGAAATCAGAAGGTTGTCTTTTGGATTCATCAAAAAACGGCTTACCACCCTCTGGGGACTGATATGCCGTTAACGGATGATAACATGGCATTATATATCAAAGCCGAAAACCGCCACGCATAGGCGATGCCTTCACGTTCCTTCGATTAGTTCGAGATGCTGATTTTCTGAAAATCCGACGTGATTTCCGGCGTGACAATTTACGTCTTTTCATTCTTACCACCTTTTTTGGGTTGTTGATCATCCTTAAGGATTTCTACTACTTCTTTAACAGACTTGTATCTAGCTCTGACACTCGACACCTTTGACTTTGCTTCCTTCAATTCCGCTTCAAGAATTAGAAGCAATTTTTCCAACGCATCTACATCTGCCATTTCGCCACCTGGTTGATTAAAGATAACTAAGGTTTAACACGCAATCTCAACAGAGTCAAGTTTTATATACTGACCACCTTTGGTGTCAGTTGGCACAGTTACATCAAGTGGGAACTGTGCCGGCAGAGTAGCCGCCTTGGGCTAATCGCCCAGGGCGGCCTGATTCCGCGCCCCCCATAATCCCCCCAGGGGGATGTCTCAGCATCTCGCTACGCTCGATATGCGCTGCGCGCTTTCAGCAAGAGGGGGATTGTATGGCCTTCTAAGGCCAAAAAAAACCCTACCGCTGGGGTAGGGTTAAATTCCGCTGAAATAAGCTCAGGAAGCTTCTGGTGGGGTTTCAGCGGGTTTTGAGGAGGGTTCGGGTTCACGAATGATTACTTCTACAGGTTCATCCTGTTCTTGATACTCAGCCAAACCTAGTTCCACCATTTCATCGATATTATCCGGATTATCCATGAATTCAAGGAATTTTGCAGGATCACCGTCAAATCTGCTACGAACCTCGGAAGGCAAGCTCTGAAACATATTTTCAGCTTCTTTGACAATCAACATTGCTTCAAGAAAATCTTGAGCTGAAACTTCACCATATTGAGCTTCATAAGTATTTACATGTGTAAGCACGCCAGTTCTATCATATTTTTTTACGATATTATTAATATCGCATTCGTCTTTCATTGACTGTTTTGTCATTGACTTGCCTTCAATGACTGTTTGATGACGCTCACGCTTTTCATAAGGTTTTACAATTTTCATTTCATTTACTCCAATGTTTTGGTCTATTAATGGTAATAGTCGGTATTTTTTTCTTCCGTCTTCCATGCGTTAATCCACTTCGACCTCTTTTTGCAGACTTCCTTTTATTTGATTTTCCAATGTAATCACCTGCAAATTTCAATGGGTTAAAGAGCATTTTCGCACTATTCTGTGCGCCTTCTAATAGTATAGGTGCTACGCCTTTGTACATAGAATAAACGTCATTTGCATCATTCAATACGTTTTCAGCAGCCTTTTTCATATTATATGTTTGTTGCGATAGACCTGTATCAGCCTTAAGTTTTCCTGTAGCAGCTTTGGTTTGTCTAACTTGTTCTTTTATTAATTTCAATTCTTCTTTAGCTTTTGCAACTTGGATGGCCGTACTTACTGCCGGTCCTACAGGATCTTGGATTAATGCTTGCGCTCCACTACCGGATGCACCCACAGGCGTGGATGCACCGCGTGTAGCGGATAAGATAGGATTCAAACCGGCCGCTTTTAAATCTGCTACTTCTCGTTGATGAGCAGTATTACTCATCCGTTCTTGAAAACGCATTTGTTGTAGCGATTGAGCAGCCTGGAATTTTCTGTTTCTGATGGCTTCTCGTTTATTTTCACGATTGGTGCTGGTAAGACCCAATAAACTTGCAGCACCGCCAATAAGAGAACTAATCCAACTCATTTTTTTGCCTCATTTAGAAATGATCAATTAATCCAGGTATTCCAAACAGCGGCATTGGCCGAGCACATTTGAGTCTGAAAAATGCATCAAAAATAAAGTCAGGCTCGCTTGGAACAGCCAAGACTCGATCCATAGGTGGATTATCTTCAATGAAAGAAGCATTTAATACCGGAAGTGTCGCAAAGTCTTGCGACAGATGCCAGGCATCTAGGCTACCTGTTGCATTTGATCGGAACTTTCCAGTGATCATTGATGGTTTGTAACGGTATTCGGCATATCGTTCTTGATAGCCAAATACCTGGTCATCGTCAGCAGATCCTTGTGTGTATATTTCCTTATTCAGTACAGCTTGTTCTCCTATCTGAGCCAATGCTGGCCAGTAATAATCATATCGCGTCCTACGACTGAACATTCTCGGGGTGCCTTGTTGATAAGTGATATCGGCACGAGCATTTACCAGGCCAATTAAGATGCAATGTTCCGTAAATGATTTTACAAATCCATGACCTTGCATTGCAGCAGTACCGTATCCCGACAGATTTCCTTGTGGGCTATTTGCTGATGTCTCCGAAGTTTGAGCAACAGGAGTTATATTTAATGGTGTAGATCCGCCACCTAGAAATTCCGGTCTTTGCAATCGCTGATCGGGTGAAATGACTCCAAAGTGAGATCTGATTATTTCAGTATACCTTGTACCTCCTCTAGCATCTCTTTCTTGCAATTTTTGAATCTGGAACGCTTGCCGTAGC